ATGCCTCATTATACGTGTACCACCACAAAGATTTGACATCGTTTACGGCATCATTACCGCCCAGTTGTAACCATACCTTTTTGTCATGGACAAAGATAGATTCTAAGTTGAGAAAGCGGATTAACTGGTCTTTAAAGCCCCGTATTTGTTCGGTATGTTGCATAGGAATGATGCGCTCTACGCCGTCTTCTGTATATATGTATATACACGATATATTATTTATGATTGGGTGTAATTTATGGTCGGAAAGAATGGGTACTACGAGCACCGTTTTATCTTTCATGTAATCGAATATTACATCTAGTTCTTGAATATCATCAACTATCATACAATACTATAATAATTAATAATTTTCAGAAATCCAAGAATTATTTTGAATTAATGTCAGGGGGAACTATAAATTCTGTATCTGCGTAAAATTCTAATAGATTGGTTAATTTGGCAGATATGCCTGGAATTGTTGATTTTGCTATTGCTTTTTGATTTTTAGTTATAACTCCAGGAATAAATATATTTCCATGGAATTCGTCTTCAATATTCCCAGATATAGCCCATTGTAAGTTAGTAACTATATTTACATTTGGATCTATTTTTTTAGAATTAAAATCTTTAAATTGTTTTTCATCAATTTCTATAATATTATTACTATTTACACGTTTAATAAAATATCGTGTTATTGTTCCAGACTTTCTTTCTTTTGTACCAATTACTGGATAGTCTGGCTGTATTGAATTATACTCTGTTTTTATATTTGGTTTTAATATATTATATACAAATGTATTATTATTTATTTGTACAAATTTAATTAACTTTTTCGATGTTTTTCTATCCCATTTAGGTTCTGTATATACTTCACCGGTTGTATATGTATGATACAGCCCTATATATTCAGTATAATCTTGTAACATCCACTCAGAGCCAAATGTATATAAATTATTGGTTATCTCACTTAATGAATATTTAGATTTTATTCTCATTATACTTTTGGCCTCATTATACACGTGAGCTCTGTAGTCCATAGTCCTGAACTACCAACTGTGTGACTTATGTTTATAATACTAAATACAGTTTGTGTACGATACCTGTATGGCAATGCGTTAAATTGTAAAACATCGCCATATCTAAATCCATTTACGCCATCAATTGTTATACTTGCATCATAAGGAAATATTGGTGTATTTAATAAATTACTTTTATCTATTTCTTCTGTTGGGTATTGGAGATATTTTTGTAATGCAAGTCGTAAGGAATTTTTTTTCTTATAAGAAGTGGGGTTATGTGAGTAATCTTCTTTTGCATCAGTTAATAACGTCAAATATTTGTGATGAGTATTCAAATACGTTTGAAATAATTTTTTTACATTTTCTTCTTTATCTTTATTTGAATACATATAACTTAAAAAAGGGGCGATGTCAGATTGAGAAATGTCTGTTCCTTCGTTTAATACATATGCTAATTGTTTTGCACGTCCAGGCAATTTTGCACTCAATTTAAAATCTCTAACAATTGTGCCATTTGAGTGGTTTGCAAACATTGGTACTGAAAATGGTTCTACATCTTTCTGTACGTCTTCCTGTCCGATATAGTTGCTATCATAATATTTTAATTCTAATCCTAAAGGATCTTTTGGGTCTGTTATTAAATTCATTTTTATGGCACCAGCAGTGTTCATTGTTATTACAGCTCCAATACTAGAAATAAATTCTTTTATTTGTACTCCTTTATTTGGTTTTATTTTATTAATAGTTTCTGGTATTATCTCTATTTTATCTAACCGCAAAACTATATCTTTAATTACATTTAAATTAATAAAAATTCTATTTGCATATGCTTTACCATTATTATGAAATCCAGGGAATTCTTCATATGAACTATTAGGTTGTATATGAGTATTAGTATATACATTCTCATACCAAATTAAGCTTGGAGTTTTAAGTATTACTATATCTATTTCTTCATCTTCTTCAACTATTTTTCCATCCACTTCTTTTTTAACTTTAGTTATTATTGTATCTTTAATATCTGCTGTTTCTGATCTCCCATATTCTTGTGTCGAAGTAGTTAATCCATTTCCCAACAATAAAATTTCATATGGGTCTGCAGAAACTAAGTTATTATAATAATTAGATAGTGATGAAGAATCACAAGTAATCTTACTACCTGGTAGTTTTCTCAATACTCTGTCATTTATATAATTAATTAAATAATTTAATGTAATATATGTTTGTGATTCATGTAACTCAAATCCATAACCTTCATCACTTGCGTTGGTTTTGATAGTAGCATTATTTGTGTAGTCTTGCGAGAATGGCTGTCCGGTTAATATCCAATTCTCATCACCACCGGGATATTCAGAATAATATTCACTTTGTATTAAACGTTGGTCTTGCTGACTTTCATTTTGATTTTGTACTATTTCTGAATTAACTTGATGTAATAATTCTTCATAAAATGTATTAACTACTGCAGTTACATCTTCGGAATCAGCTGCATAATGGGTTTTTCTTCCATCTGGGAGTGTATAAACTGTATGTCCCAGATTGAAGCTTTGAGGATCAATGGGTTCAGTTCCATCTTTTTTCTTTTGCGGTTCTGTTTCTAAGAACATAGATAAGTCAGTATATACATTACTAGTGCCGGTTATGTATATAGTTGCCTCTACTGACCCATCTGTTTGGTAACTAAAATCAAAAGATGTTATTAATCCTTCAAATCGTACGGAATTCATTGTTGTTATTTGGTATTCTAAATCGCCAATGTCCGGATAATTTTTTTTGAATTTTTCTGTTTGTCGAGTAGCATCGTCTAAAACAGTTTCTGGATCTAGAGACTTCTCTGTTATGACAGCAGAGTCAGGGTGTTGTATCAATACATATGCATATTTTCCTGGCCTAAACCAATATTGTTCTACCCAATCTAAATCTCTAATTGGATCTGGTATTTGTATTTGGATAACTGCTTTATTTAACAACCCTCTAGAATTATCTGCTATTGATACTTGACATGATGTAATTATGGGTGGTATCCTTAATGAAGTATCTTTTATTTTTACTTTATCTTCAGTTATTTTAACACTAGAAACTATTTTTCCTTCAATTTTTGGATCAATCTCAATCCCTTTTATAAGTTCAATATCAGGTTTATTTTCATTTAAAAAACCGTGTTCACCAGACGGCATAAATTTTGGACCTCTAGTTTGTTTTCCTCCGATTATGCTATCTTTTTGAAGCGAATTTGTTCCATCGAATCCATTTGTGCCCCTTGTGTGTGTATATGTACCAATTTCTATATTTGCAATTTTTTCTAACATATATTGCAAATCTTTTTGATTCCTTCGGTGCCCAGAAATACCTCGAGCTTTTAATTCCTCTTTTAAATTTTTATCTACTTGTGAATAAAATATATCTCCAGCCATAACTTATCTACTAATATTAACATTGTTAATTACACTTAATATATTTTCTATATCAGGAATTCGTAATTTTGTATTTTCTGGTACTGCAAATGTTCCTTTTCCTAATCCATTAGATGCAGCAATTGCCCACCACAAATTAGAATCCCCATAAAATTTATTTGCCAATAAATCTAATCGTTCTGGACTAACTACTTGTATATAAATATCATTTTCAGATAATGGCATTGGTGGTATTATAGTAGTACCTGCTATCCGTACACTATTTTTGTCTTTAATTTGTTTTGTTGTTTTATATCTACTTGCCATAAATTAACCTCCTTTGCCTGTTCCTCCAGGTGGTCTCGCTGCTGGATCAAAAACTATCTTATTCTCTTCGTCAATGACAGGATTTTTTTCAAAATCAGATAACCAATTATCATTTCCGTCTACTGGACCATCATCATCAAAATTATTAGCTAACGTATACATCTTGCCTCCTTTTTGTGGTAAATAATCAGATATAAGTGTTAGCCCCATTGAAATATCTATTTTGTTTGGAACCTCCATTCTCTCCGGATCATTTTCTACATTGATATCCCATGTTGTTTCTGTACCGGCTAATGTATAATATAAATTATTAATTATTGCCGGTTGTTGTTTATACAAATCTCCAATTGTTATACGCATCCATGGTCCTTTTAATCCAATTGTGGTATTGTTTTTATAATCTGGTGCTGTATATGATGCTAGTGCATTTAATTTTCTCCAGATTGGTTTTAATTCATCCCTGTCTGTTGCAACCACAGTAAAATCTAGATTTAAATCTCTAGTATATGATGTATAATGATAATTTGGATCTGCTCGTCCTATCATTGTAACATTTGTCCATTGTGGGTTAAATGAATCAGTTAAACTATTTATGATAGCACGAAATACCATTATATCATCTCCTTCTGCAGAAGGTTTGTTAAAGGTTAATGATGGTCCAGTAAAAAAGAATTTTATAAAATCTTGTGTTATTCCTGGGTCATTCATTACTCCGCCGATTGCAGAATTAATACTAGCCATGGCACTTTGTAATGCGTTGTCTTCGCCCGGAATCCATCTATATGCTTGTTCTTTTATATCCTTTATTTTTCTAAAATCTATAACAGATACTTTATCACCACGAAATGCAGTAACTTTTGCTGTTGGGTCTTCTAAGAAATTTGCTTTCTTCCACTTCTTCCCATTCCCATTCCACACTGTAGCTACATGACTTCTTGCAGTAAAATCATTTCTCAGTGCATTTTTATTTCCATGGTCTCCCCAACCATACAACGTTTCTCTATTAAATAAACTATATGCTCCCACTGTTGCACTTGCTGCGGCATACGCTATTGCTCTATGTTTCTTTAATCCTTTTCCTATAAGCCTTAATGAAGTTGCAGTGCCATCTAATCGCTTGCCGATTAAATCACCGGCGCCCCATCCTCTCCTAGCTCTAAAATCTTGAAATGGAATTGCCGGGAGTGGTTTTAGATTTAAAAAAGGTGATGTATTATATATCGAACCATCTGGTGATTCTTTTGCTCCTATATCTCCAATTAATGAATTACCAATGTTCATGACAGCTGGAGCTGCTGTAAATCCTGAGGCAAGTCCTAATGCTGCAGCTGCACCTGCCCGTTTTGCTGCAGATTCAGGTGTAATATTTGTATCTTTAAAAATTGTTTTATTTGATTGTACTGATGGGTCTACATCTATCTTGCTAACTTTTACAGTCCCAGGCGGTGTATTCCATTCTCCTAATTTATATAAATTTTCTCCAAATCCAACATCTTTTTTAATATAAACTTCTTTTAATTCTTCTCTTGACAATTCAGATAACTTAGTATATTTATCTGCGCCAGCAATTGTCGGAAATGAATATGGTGATGCGACTTTTGCTACTTTTGGATGATCAGGAAATAAATTACTAGTACTTATTTTATTATTTTGTGTAGTAAATACAGTAGTGCTTCCTTGATAATATGGTGGATATTTCAATTCGCCAGATAAATATGGATATAATATTCCACCTACCCAATTAGAATAAGTATTACCTGGAGTCCACTTATTTGAACTTTGGAAGTTATTTGGTGATGGTGGTGGTGTTATTGGCATTATATATCCTTTTATTTATTTATATGATAATCATTGAAAGCTATACTTGCTTGTACTTCATTGGGCGAAACATATAAGTTAACTCCTTTTAATGCTGTAGCTACAGCAACTGCTATCTCTGCGGCTGATGCTCCTCCTCCGCCTGTCATTGTATTTGCAGCTTGATTTAATTGACCTTCGCTCGTTGAAGCTAATATTTTAAATTTGTCTCTTGGATTAAATAGTACAGCATCATTAACTTGTACTATCGCATCCTCATTATTATCAGGTTTTGGACCCGAACCTGGCCACGCCATCCAGCCGGTTAAAACTGTATTTGCTACTTTATTCAATACAGCTGTAAACTTTGTTCCTATAATAGGAATTATGTCTATTACTTTTTGTAATTCCGTACGGAGTCCTCCAGAAGCCATAAGTGTTGCGAAGTTTTCTAATTTTCCAAATGTGCTTGGGTTTACTTTTTGGAACACATCAACCATATTTGTAAACTCGTCGAATACTTTTCCTTCTAATTGTGTACGAGCTCCGGTAATTATTTTTTTTTGTGTTGTCCCAGCTCTTTCAGACTGTACAATTATTCCTTCGGTATACATATTAGCTAATAATTCTTCTATTCGTTGATCTGTGGTTCTTGTATCCATTGTATCTAACAATGTTTGTAAATCTTCTTGTTCTTCTTTAGAAAGATCATCGCCGAATTGTGTAACCGCTTCATCAAAAGAAGTTATTTTTAAATCTAAAACTTTTTGAGCATCTGGTCCTAATTTATTTAATAATTCTCTCTGTTGGACCATTCTAGATACTTTACTTTCTTCTATTCCTAATGTTTCTGCTAACTGCTCTCTTGCAAATAAGTTATCTTTTAGCGTATCACCTTGCGTTTCAAGAATTTTATTTAAAGCGTCTGCCTGTGCATTTGCGTCTCCTTTAATTGTTGCCATACGATATTGTTGTGTAAGACTATTGCCTTGTTTGTCGACTAATCGTTTGCCACTCAATAATTGATACTCCATCTCAGAACCAATTGAAGTTTCAATATTTAATAATTGATTTCCTATCTGGTGTAAATCACCCATTGTTGCACCCAACACTTTAGCTTTTACTACTGCTAACTCTAATGCCCCTGGAATTCTAGAATATTGTAATTGAATGTTTGCTGATAAGCTAGCTATGTCAGAAGTAATTGTTTTAAAAACTCCTGTTAACTTAGTAGTGTCTTGTATTTGCTTTGCAATTGCTCCTTGTGTTGCTAAAACTGATTCTGATGACTTATGGCCTTCATCTTGGCTGTTTTTAAAAGTTGCTGCATATAATTCGTATCCTTGTGCTGCTTCTTCTGTTAATCCTAATTGAGTTTGAAGACCCCGTTGGACGACTAACATCGACTCTCCTTGTTTGTCAGTATACTTTATATTTCTTTGTTGCATAGGAAGAATTTTATTTAATGTTTGTGCATACTTCCTAGTATACTCTCCGCCGGTGTTCATTTCTCTTGCAGCGGCATCTAATTTTTCTCCTAGCTCTGCAGAAACTTCACTACTAATTCCTAATGTTTTATTTAATTGTTTATTTCGTTGTTCTAAAAAAGTATTTGCTTTGACACTTTTCATTAAAGCGGTGCCATATCCTTTTAATACCGAATTTAATTTTGATATTCCTGCTGCTGCATCTAAAGTGTTAGTACTAAACGATTGTATAACATTATTGAAATCGTCCATTATCTTGTTATTCTTTAGGATACCTTGATAGAGGTCATTCAATTCTGTACTGAACGCTCTTGCTTTACGGCCTTCATCTGATGGGTCGTTGACATTTGGATTTGGCTCATTATCTGGCAGGCCATGTTTAGGTAAGCTACGAAGTTCGTCGATTATATGTATATAATTTTGGTATTTCATGTTAACAGTATATCTTTTTAATATAAATATTTACATTGGAGGTTTTATGACTTTTGAAGTAGATGGTTTTTGTTTTGACTTTTCAAGCATAGCCATTCTTTTATCTGCTATGTTATTTAATTTTCGAATCCAAAATGTTCTTAAGAATATAGGCATTGTATATAATGTGTTCCAATCCCATCGGCCTTCGCCTACCCATAGTAGTTCAAATAATTGATCATGTAATTTTGGTCGGTGTTCTGGTTTAAACCCAAAAAAGGTCTGCCCCAACTTGAAACCCAGCCGTGAAGGCGCTCCCATCTTCACCTTCGAATTCATATGAATATTCAAAACCCGGTGAATTTTTTAATATATAATCACGGAATGATTTGGAGTCTTTAGCTAAAAATGTATATCGAATAAAATGTTCAATATCTGACTCTTTTCTTGAATCATTTACTTGTGTTATAGCGTGTAATAAAAAAGATGAAATTGCATTATTTTCTTGTATTTGATCTGTCATATTTTTTGTTAAAAATTTAAATTTAATTGATGTGTCTGAATTAACTTCATAATCAAATTCTCCGTTGTCGTCTGGAATTAAATTAAATTCTTTTGGTTTTAGCTCTTGTAAATTTACCGACCTGTCTAAAGATTTTTTTGTTTTTGGATCTGTTACTTTGACCGGATATTCTGCCCCGTAACTAACAATCCTTGCTGTTATTATTAATCCATCTTTGTCCACATCAGGGATATCTGCAACATCTACATCTGTAACAATTAATGATTCTAATAATTTTTCTATGACAACTCCTTCTCTAATATATGACGCATTAGTTAATATATCTTCATCATATGCAGTCATGTATCGCATTTCAAGTTTTCCAGACCGTAGTGGGTGGCTTTTAGGGTAAACATTCCCTTTAGATGCTAACTCTACAATTTCTGTAGGTAGTGTATTTTTTTGTGTTTGGTCGTAATCTTTTTTTGCTAGAGTAATGAGATTTTCATTGTCATAACGATCTGTGTGTTTAGCCATTTTTTTATTTCCTTTATAACTTTATTATAAATATAAGAACACAAAAAAAGACCCCGTAAAGGAGTCTCTTTATATCCAAACAAGGGATATTATTAATATTCTAATACTGCGTAATCATATTTAAGTGTCACTTCAATTGTAACGGCATCTGCTGTAGCCCAATCCATTGACCCGAAATTTGAATCTAGAATAAATGCACCTTTTAATGTCCATTCTTCTATTTTTTCTCCTGTGGGTGAAAGTGAATGAAATGTAATATTTTTCTTATATTGTGAACTATATCCATCTCTGCCTGTTAACGACTCATGGTGTATTCTTATCCATTCCATTACAGACTGTGCTCCTGATGGAACAATTGGATCATATAATGTAATAGATATATCATTCCAATCTGATTTGCCTTTTAATTTTCTTTTAACGTTAATATGATCTAATACAATCTCACCATTTGTCATTGATGGTTTAGCAGCTGCTTTGATAATATATGCTGGAATTCCGTCAATATACATAATAAACCTATTAGTATATTTCGGTTCCCAATCAAATGCACTATCAAATAAATCATTTTGATTGATTCCTGGTAAATTTTGTTCTAATCCCATTTTCTAATTTTCCTTTTTATATAAATATCGCAACATTTAAATTTTATTCAGGGAATGCAGCCCCGGTTGGTTGTATATTAAAGTCTAATACGATAAATTCTGCTGTCCTGGTTGGTTGTAAGAATATTTGTCCATATAATATATTTTGATCTATTAAGTCTGGTGTATTATTTGTATCGTCCATTACTACTCTAAATGCACTTAGTCCTTGTTGCGACCTAACACTTTCTAAATATGGATTAGCTATATTTAAAAATCTATTTCTTGTTGCATCTGTATTTTGTTCAAATACTAAATATCTTGTTGCAGAAGCAATAAATTTCTTAACTGTAATTAACAGTCGTCTAACATTTACTCTATCTAATGCAGATGGTCTTGCTTGAAGTGTTTTTTGTCCCCAAATAACAATTCCCTCATTTGGGAAGTTTGCTATAGGATTAATTCTAGCTTCATATAAATCATCTCTATCACTTTGAGTTAATTTTTCATAAGTATTAATTACACTTGTTAATCCGCCCCTATTCAAACCAGCTGGTGCATACCAAGGCGCTGCAACTGCATCATTAAATGACAATGCTCCTGGTACAACAACTGAAGGTGGAACCCACATTGGTTTGTTTTTTGCTGGGTCTATAATTCTAACCCAAGGGAAATAAGTTGATGTATAATTTGTATCTAAACTATTAACTTCATTTATTGTAGTCGAAATACTATCTGTTAATGCATTTGTATCCATTACATAAAATGTATCTTGTCTGTCTTCTGCCATTTGCCATGCATCAGCTGTTACTGCACTATGTAATCTGTGTATAATACCTGGCGTAATTAACATATTCATATCAAAATAATCAGTGTTGCTTAATGCTGCAAATGCTTTTTGATATGCCTTAGTACCTGTTGAAGTACTTGTGTTACAATCAAATCCAAATGTATTAGTGGCTTTAATATTAGTTCCACTTAATTTAGGTAAATTTGGTTTTTCTCCATCAAACCCACCTTGCGCAGGCACCATAAATTTCCTGGTTGCAGTTGCAATATTACTGGTAAATGTTGCTCCTACTAATGCTGATTGTAATGATCCTGTATATGGACTCGCTATACTAGGAAATCCTGATTCACTATCTTGGTCCATGTCTCCTAAATAAAAGTCTGCGTTGCTTCCTGTATTTGATCCTGATGTTGGTAGTGGTGATAAATATTGTAAATTTTGAACATTTGTATAATCAAATCCGAAATAATTTTTACTATTATATGCACTATCAACAACTTGTGAAGTATTATATGATATTGGCTGTAGATTTAAATTTCCTGCTGAACCAGATACATCTGGAATTGGTGAATTTGGAGATCTAAAACCAAATGGTACTAATGTTTTATTATTTGTTTTTGCGCTAACGCCTTCTGTTACTTCAATTCTAATATATTTTGATATATTTGGATAATCGCCATTATCAAATATTTTACCTACGCTATTAATTGTTCTATATTGATCTCCTATTCTTCTTACAATATAATTTTTAGAATCTGGATCTAAATTACACCCCGTAAATGATTCTACTATATCTGGTGTTCTATCAGTGTCGCCTGACTCAAATGGTGAATTAGGAAGATTTATATTATTAACTCTTCTTACTTCTACTGTAAATGTTCCATAGCCATTTGGATCTGCTACTTCAGAATCGATTCTTATATCTCTAATTCCAACTTTAACATCATAATTTTCAACATCGCCATGAGATAGTGTATGAAATTTAAATAAGTTAATAGCGGTTGTTCCTATTTTTTGTGAAGTAACCCATGGTGTTGATGCGGCTTGATAGTCTTGTAAAAATTCATAATTATCAATTATTGCTAATGATGTAGTTACTTCTCCTAGATTATTAAATAAATCATCTGCAGCCGAGTTTTCGTATTGTACGTATATTGGATAATTTACACTTTTTGGACTAGTTCCAAATACTTTGCTTAAATAATCATTTTCT